ACTTTCTGGTCAGCTTCTAGTTGGGCTTGGGCTATTGCGTTTCTAGCTGCACGACTAGGTAGAGGTTCCCGAAAATCAACACGCCACTCCTTATGAAAAACCTTTTCTGTTTGCTCCTCACTTATCCTTGTCAGCAACCTACCCTCAGGGGGCTTTATACTAGTTCCATTGCACTTCGGGCATTCAATACTCCCCATATTTGCAGAGGGGCTATGAACTTTACCCTCTATACAGTAAGGGCATTTTTTAGGCTTTGGTTCAAATAGCTGGCAGATTTCCTTTGCAGCCTCATCTACATTGTGTAACTTAGCATCACGACTATCAAAAGATGAAACCTTAACTATTTCATTTATCATCTTCTTCACTTCCTCAATCATCTTGTGCCTCCTCAATACCCCATTCTTTCAGTTGATACTTTGGCACTTTGACTTTCTTTGTTCTTTTTAACCACTCCACCACTTCCCTTCTACCCCTTAATATCCCATCGTGTATCCCTGCGTGATATACCTGTGTGCTTTCTTCTTCCTTCCCTGCCTTGTAAGCTTTTACTATAGACTCCTCAGCCATTTGCGTAGCTTTATCATAAGCTTGTTTTTCCCCTGCCTTGAAAGCAATATCCCAAGTGATTTCAGCTTGCATTTTACATACGCCCTCAAGCGTTCCTATGCCACGGTAAAAGATGTTATCCCGTTGTACCTTGCCTATCACTGTATCTTTAGCTTCCATTTCTTCCTCCTTACTAACCCTGTAGGGGGACGGTTACTACCCCATCCAAGAGCTTGATAAATCTTTCTTTTTGCCATTCTCTTTCAGCAGCACCAGCAGCCAAAGCAGCACAAGCAGCAGCACCAGCAGCATTAGCAGCCAAAGCAGCACAAGCAGCAGCACCAGCAGCACTAGCAGCCAAAGCAGCAGCACTAGCAGCCAAAGCAGCAGCAGTAGCACCAGCAGTAGCACCAGCAGCAGTAGCACCAGCAGTAGCACCAGCAGCATGTAATTCTTCTGGTGTTGCCTTTCCTATTGCAAACCTACGAGCCGTTTCGATTGCTTGTCTTGGACGCTGGTCATCGGGATATTGCTTTTCATAAATTGGTAATACTCTCTCGGCACAATCGCAAGCAAATAACCTTATCTCTTTTTCAGCAGGTTCAATCACAATCCGTAATGCCCATATAGCATCATTCAAACCGCAGACTTCTAGGACTTCGCTTAATGGAAACGGAGTATTATTGCCCCACTTTGCAATTCCACCTTTAAATTTGGCAAACATGCAATAGCTACTAAGACACGCCCCTGCTTCCTTTGCCCTCCTAAATGTTGTTGTTAGCATAATTTACCCTCTCTTTACTCACCCTGTAGGGGGAGTTGTATCCCCTTTCTAGCTCTGGGCCGTGGAGAATATATGGATTTTCAGCATTTTCGCCACCATTGAGATAATGAACCCTGGCGGCAGCCGACTCCTGGGAGTCATGGTCACTTTCTGTTTCTCGTGAATTATCTGGTCGGTAGTAGCCTACAGTCCATAACTCTGGCTCGGATTTCCAATAGATATACATTTTGTACCTCCTTTCCTTTTATCTGACCGCTGCTATCTTCCGATAACACTCCGCCGGTGTATCGCTAATATCGCTATGGGACTTGACCCCAAGTTCAGCGATAACATCTTTGGGTTGAAGCTTGAAATCTTCATTACAGGCTCTATATAGTTCACTGATTGTCTTGATAGTATCAAGGTCTCGCTCTGGCTTCGATGACTTAGTGCTTGGCTCTGGTTTATCCGGAATAGGTTTTTTAATAACATCCCTCTTCCTTTCAACTGCGGATTCAGCGTCATCATCTTCAGGGCATATACCAACCATTGCAGATAGCCCATATCTTCTCCCATAAGTGATAGCAGAACCAATACCCTGAGGGTCATTTTTAGCAAGTATCATCGGCAACCTTCCAGCAATCCATTCCCCACTAGAGTGAAGCAGAATAGTCTCTATAATAAGTTGGTGATTGTCTCCTACATCCGTGGTTTGAATAATGCCCAATTCGTTCTCTGCCAACAGTGCCCTGCAAGCATCCCAAACAGAGGTCAGGTCGGCATATTTTGACTTAAAGAATGGATTTACACTATCCTGCTTTGCCCCTTTCAACTGTGATTGAACCTTAACAAGGGCTTTTGTTAGCTCTACTGTGGTTCCTGATTTTTCCATTTATTTATCCCTCCTTATCTCCTTTTGAATTTCATAGATTTCCTTACAAGCTAGGAATATTTCCCATTGCTTATCCAGTTTGCCAATACACCGTTCCTCAAATCCCTCATCCTCAGTTCTGCCAATGCGGAGGATTCGTGTAACTTCAATGAGATGCCCAGCTTCAGCTAATAATTGCTCATAAGCTGCAAGCTGGTAAAAGAACTCAGGATAGATAGCCTTGCCTGTTTTGAAGTCTACAAGTGTCGGTTGGCCGTCCACCTTGCCAAAGAAGTCTATAGTTCCACCAAACTGATATTCCTCAGATACCAATGGAGTCTCTACCAATATCGATTCTATCTTGTGTCCCTTTTCCCAATCCCAGAATTTGATAAGACAGTTCTCTGCCCGATCTATATCCGCTTGTGAGTATTCGGATGTGTCAGGTTTTTCGGACCTTAAATAGCACATGATAAAATAATGGGCCAATGTCCCAACACTAGCAGCATCATCCCTAATTGCTTTATAATCCAAGCCTTGACACCCCATTTGCCATGCCCATTCCAAGAGAGCAGGTTTATTTAGAATACCCAAAATGGTTGTAACACTCGGCACCCTGTCGCCAGAAGTCAACTTATAGACAGTGTGGATTTTGGCTTTGTTTGGTTTGGCTTCAGTTGCCATTTATTTATTCCTCCTTGTTTTTATATTGAGGGACGCTAACCCCTCCTTTTGATAGCGACTCGCTTCCTTCTCGTGCCTCCTCAATATTCCATTCTTTTAATATGGCTTGTAATTCATCCCAAGGTGGGTCAAAACGTGCCTTTCTGCCGTCTGAATATCTTATAGGACATTCACCACCATGATGCATAAACCACTCCACCACTTCCTTTATCCCTGCATTTTTGCCATCCTCGAATATGGTCTCCTCTCTATCCCAAGGCTCAGCAGGTTTAGACTCTAAAACATCTTTGAGCGCTTGGTTATAACCCATTTTGAAGGAGATTTCAACTTGGGCTTCAGTTCCATCTTTCCAGCCTGCCAGATAGCACATCTTGGCAACTATAGTGTCTTGTTCGCCCTCAAATATCTGAGTTGGAACTGCTTTTAGTTTTATTATTGTATCTTTAGCTTCCATTATTTACCTCGCCCTCATCGCGATTATGGGTTCGTTATTCCACCTTATTAAGTTCAGCGGCTATTGTAGCCTGTGGTTCTTCTGTGATAGTAACAAACGGCAGGGTGCTCGTCTTGGCTATCTTCTCAAAGGCAGATGAATCAAGTTTGAGTGCTAATTTATGTTCTATTGCCCATTCCATAGCCTTCTGATTCTCATAGTTAAGACGAGTCATTACTCGGATACCGATGCCGGGCGCAACAGCTTTCTCCCCTGTCTCCGCATAGGTTTCAAGAGCCATTTCCCTTAGCTTCACTTCGGCTTCTTGACAGGCAGACTTGGCATTACTTTCGTTGTCAATAAGTGGTTGATTCACCTCTACCCACTTCTGGTATGCCTCTGTTCTTCGTGTAGTTGCTTCTTGTGCTTTCTCTCTCGCCTCCACCACAGCATTGATTTGTTCCTTGAGTTGTTGCTCCTCTATACTTGGTTTTGGTTCCACGTCATCACTTGGGTATACTGTGCTCATGTTTATACTCCTTTTCAATTCGTGCTAACGTCTACAAGCAAGGGTTGTCCACAATGGCCCCATGCGTGATTTTATCTAATTCTTCAACTCCCCCCTTAATCCACACTTTCTGTAGCCTGAAGTCGGCAATAAGACCCTTAAATTCTTCTCTTGTTATTCCCAACCTTAATCTAAGTGATTCCCACCACGTTTCCTCTGCTTCCACTTGATAGGCTAGTGTTCTCTGCAATGCCTCTATAAGCTTGGTGTTGCCTACCTTAGCATACATACGCTCTCGTAGTTGAACACATTCATCAGGTAGTAAATCCCATTGTAATTGTTTCTTTTTCATCCTTTCCCTCCTTTCCTTCTCAGAATCTCATCTATTTCCCGGTCAACTTTCGGGCTAATAATAAAGCCTCGTTTTGTCTCTTTCTGCTTCCTAAGTTGATAGCCAAGCTCAAATCCCTTAGTTAAACCATCTTGGAAAGCCTGGTTGATTTCCCTCTTGACCTTCTTCCCTATAATCTTATAAAGTAATTTAGTAAGCATCACTCTCCTTTCAGGCATGCTATCCTCTCCAGTCTGTTGCTAAACTATTCAAGTGCATCCAATAGGATTTCATGTTCTCTGCTATCCGCTGGTTGACATCTAGAAAAGCCTCCACACACTGCTCGTGGACTCTATCTGGATATTTGATACTTCCTGGACTTGCTTCTGCATAAATCACTGAGTAATACTGGCTAAACTTTGGGATTTCACCATTACAATGACAACAAGTGAAGCTCTTATATTGGGCAACTCGCTTTTCAGCTATCCGCCCATTGACAATTATCCGTGCTGGGAATTCCCCTCTATTGCAGTTGATACACCTGTCCTGGTCGCCATCATCCATCATCCTACCTCCACACCATTTACAGGTTTTAGTTGTCGCTGGTTGAACCATTTTATATCCTCCCTAACTTAGTGAGTAGCCAACACCATTGTCTAAGACATAGTGTAAGCGGTATTATCTCAAGGGTGGTAAGCACTCTTATTCCTATGGACTGTATCCTCACCTAGCTACTCCTTTAACCCCCCTTGAATAGTTGTTTGAGGGATTCTATAACTTCCTCAATAAAATGGCTGTATATGGCTCTGAGGGTTTCTGAGAGCCATTGGAAAGTTCTTTACTCACTGGCTACCTTGTCCTTCTTATGATGACTTCTGAGGGTTTGTAAAATAGCGTAGTTTACCCATCTATTGAAAGTCCATCCTCGATGGTTAGCCCTTTCCATAATCCGTTCAATAGTCCCATTTTTAATTCTTACCCCAATAACTCTACTATCTTTTGTTGGCATTGTGCACCCTTATTTACATCTAGTCTACCATATAAGTGCACCCTTGTCAAGCCCTTTTGAAAATATATTTTTAGCCTCTAAATAAAAAAACCAGCCCCCTGTTTCCACAGAGGGCAATCCCTATACTATATTCTATTAAGGGGCTTTATTTGTCATCTTGTGCGTTCTCAGGGCTATCCCTGTGGAGTTTCGCTTCTTTTAATTTCTCCCCAGCAAGGAATCTGAGCAACTTAAGTATCTCAACCAACGTGCTATTGGCTTGTTGGAGCAAAGATATTATCTTGGCTTCATTGGTGAGTGACATACTATTACCTTAGCCTACTTCAGCCGACCATTGAGTCTCATTATTAAGGTGGTTAATTCGGCTAATGCTTTTGTATTATTTTCTCTGCTTTCCTGGTCTCCCTCAAGCAACTTTGTTAATCTCTTCTCGGTCGCGTTCCTATCACGCCGATACATTAAGAATACCAGGACAGCAAGAACACCACCGACACCACCGATTTGAGAAGCTAATTGTAGTAAGTCCACCATAGTAATCCTCCTAAGATAATAAGAGTAGTTATCGCAACACCGACCATCGCCCCAAAGTAATCCTTCCAAGCCTCATCCTGAACCCATCTATCCTCATTCTCTTCATATTTACAGAACAGAACGAGTAGTGGTATCCCAAGTATCGGAATACCCATTAACAACCCGATAGGAATATGGAGCAAAGCCCGGGTGCCGAAGTCTCCTTCATCATCCCTATTGTGAGTCCATATTTTATTGATGAAGCGAACTATTTTATTCAAGCTTACAATCTCCCCACCATAGCATTGAATCTGGTCTTTTTACCTAAGAGGCTATATATAGAATTGGCAGCAGAAGCCATTGTTTGCGAAAAGACACATTCACTAGATTGGGGAGGTTCGGGACAACTACCTTTGATATACGCTTCTAGATGCCTTATCGCCTCAGAGTATCCATTTATAGCCCACATATGCCACTCGTAGCTACCAAAAGCAATCCACTTGTCGGGGTCGTCTATCACTAATCCCACATAGCTCTCATGTATCTGAATCCTATAAGAAAATTGGGATATTACCTCTTGAGGAGATAGCTCGCCTACATACTTGCCATCTAAAATATCTTTCATATTTTCTCCTTTATGTATATTTGAAAACTAAACCTATAACTGAATAACTACCAACACTTATAGCATCTAAGGTAAATTGCACGCCAACAAAATCTCCAGCCACTATTCCCGTAAAAGCTAACGAGATATCAACTTCCTCAATCTCTGAAGCGGTCATTGCCAAACCATTCCCAGTATCGGTATCGCTATGGGTATTATAAGCTTCACCGATTGCGGCAAACTCGGTTGTTGCTGTCCAGTCAATTGTTCCATTGGCGCCCATAATGCCAAGCACTTTACAATGCGTAAGAGCAGTGAAATCATATGGCACCTTGAAATTAAAATGAACAAGTTCCCCTGCTCCATTCATAAACCAGCTATAAAAATCACCAGTGACACCTTCTGTAGCACCGACCCCAAAAAGTGGGGGCACAAAGAATTCTCTACCAGGCGCATCTATCTCAGTAGGAACAATGCCAGCGCCAGCGCCTTCAAGGAGCTTGTTGGCAGTCCAGCCAATCAAAGTTCTAACCTGTGTGCCTGTTAGGGCAACAATATTACCAGCAGCAGCCCTTCCAACTATTGTAGAAGCTGCCACGGGTAAAACAACTGGAGTATTATCTGCAATAGCTATTAAGATAGAGTGAGCATCGAAAAGGTTGCCAACTTCATCGTATTGTGTCTCAAGATGGTCTAGATTAGCTTTGCTTATTGGAGTTGTAACATTAGGGAAATTCTGCCAAGTATATTTTATATAAGCCATTTTAAGCCTCCGCTATCGTGTCCGTTCTTTCAATTTGTAGGCTTTCGAGTGTTGTCTTATTTCTGGAATAAAGGGTTCTTGAAACCATAATGCCAGTAGCTTGACCAGCCGCAGCTGCAGCACCAGCCCACCAGCCTATCTCTTCCAAAGCACCGATAGCTTCGGCTGGGGATATATAGCAAGTACACCTTGTCTGCCCATCGGCTGGCTTGCTGGTCGATGTCATTATTTTGCGGAATAGGTAAGTATCTAATGTGGTATCAGTTAGTGCGGGAGCTATGCTTCCTGTGCCAACTTCTACATACTTGATTTCACAATCTGCGATGTCGGCAACGGCATGAAGGGCATCCCTCACCATATTAAGCCCGACAGTAGTAATGAGATTTTTGATTTCTGTGACATCTTTTACATTGCCCTCAAGGTCAAAGGCAGTTACTTTGATATTGGTTGTCCATTTCCAACGCATGAAATAACTCCTAACATGGGTAAATTGTAAGACTAGGATATGTTGTCAGTGATGGGAAAGAACAAGTTGCAGGCGTCTCAACAATCGTTTCTGTCCATCCCCAATTCTCATCTTCTCCGACAAGTATAATCAATATCTGCTCAGTCCCTATATTCAAGCGGTCTATCACCTCTTGCTTCATAGAAGCTAAGGCTTTGAAGTATGATTCCCAGCTTCCTGTTTCTGGACCAGTGATAGCAACAATATCGTAAGTAACAAGACTCCCCAATCCCCCTATTGCTACGGATTCAATGAGCATACTCTCACTATTGACACCCAACGTAGGGTAGTTTATCGTCTGTAATTGACCCGGCTTCAATCCTGTCTCTACAGTTTGGTATTTGAATCGTCTTCCAGAAACTCCAAGTCTTGCCAATTTAGCCTGCCCTGAATCAATCGAGGCATCTTTGTCGGTTAATTTGGGTTCGTCTGAGATGTCTTCTACATACCCTGTCCCCGCACCTTCGATAGTCTGCTGTGCTGCAATTTCAGCCGGGTCTTCTGTCAGGACAAGAATATCAAAGAAGCCGTAGTATTTAACTTCTACGACCACACCAGCGCCAGGGTCAATCGTGGCATATATGGTCGGATCGCCCTTATTCCAGTAATACTCAAAGTCACCGGGAGCATCAAGACCTTTGATACCAAGAGTCTTCGCTGCACCACCATCCTCTTTTATAGAGGTGGGAACTTTGGCAAGTGAGAATGATAAAGTAAAGGCGTTCTGCTTGCCGTCTGCCACAAATTCCTCAGTCTGTTCTAAGGTTGTATCTCGTCCACCTCGTATATATTGGCGGTTGCGGTATTTAGGGTTTCCACCTACTAGCCTACAGTCGTTTATATTAGTGGCAGAGTCGGCATCCCAGGGAGCAGCCGTGATGTCTCTGTCCTGAAAATAGAGTGCCTTGTTCTCATCTATGAACCAAATCTTGCCCGCCTTTTCAGCCAAAGCGTCAAAAGCATCTGAAGCACGGACATAATTAAATACTGCTTCAACTATGTCTGGCCCGGCTTCGATATTCCCGACAGTAACACCTTCATCCGCCAGATAATTAGTGATAATATTAGTTACAATGGTTCCCGCCGCCGTAGCCAAGTACGACTCTGCCACCAGTCTCTTATCAGCTAAATAATGCCAGTCAGAGCATGTGAGATGATGGTAGCGTCCGCCTGCAGGTGATATAGCATAGGTTTTAATCGGGTTCTGTATCACTCCCCCAAATATCCTTGTATCGGTAGCATCATATATGGTAATTGGCTGGCCTTGCTGATATGATTTTGTTTCTTCTCTATCAACAACGATGAAGCTGGCCTTGCTTCTTTCCTCTATTCTAAGGTCAACTGAGGTGCTGCCCTTCTTTATTTCGGGAATCACACCGTCTATATTTATGGTAAGGGCTGGAAGGTAGCCAAATATGATAGGGAATGTATAAGGAAATGGCAAAGCTATTCCTCCTTCGGTTTTGGTTCTAGTTGTCCATTCTGCGGGTTAAAGACAGCATCATATTTATTCTCTAATAGTTTTATGAGACTGTCTCTAGCGGCTATATCCTTTTGTAGCTCAGATTGCACACTGGTCACCTGATTATTTAGGATATTGAATGCCCACATCTCTTCCTGAGTAAGCTGTATCATGCTACCCCCTCGTGTTCTTTCATCTTACCTGTAGCCCAATCCATAACCTGCTGAGCTACAGCCTGCTCTGCTGGACTCATGCTCTCAATAGGCAATCCTTTTCTGATATGGAGTCCAGGATATTCCTCGCAATCTACTCCATAATGAAGGCTAACTGTAATCTCGTTGTTTTCCTCCACAATACTGACTTCCTTTGGATTCCTTATTCTTTTTGCCATTTTAATTCCTCCCTATTGGTAATTCTAGTAATTTCTTCTCAACTATGGATAACCTTTCACTTAGTTCATCAATCAAACCTCTTGATTGATATATCCCACCTGCCAGCAACCTAACCATAGGCTGCACCCTCATCATGTAGCCAGAGCCACTATCTTTCCTCTCAAGCACACCAATATCAGCGAGTAATTCACGGTTGTTTTGCTGGATGCCCTGCCTCAATACAAGAGCATCATCATACTGGTCAAACAGGTCAACTTGTGCAGCAGCTCCACCACCAGAAAGGTCAACAGCAAGAACACCAGCACTAGATAGGGTCATAGCTATATTCCAATCAGTAGCAACTGCGTTCAGCCACCTCATCTTGCCAGCCTCATTAGGTGCTGTTGGTGACTCTATCATCATATCAAATCTACAGTAATATTGGTTAGCAGCCCCACTATCTTTACCTTGAGCATACACAGTACCCACTATATCTTCGGCAGCCGGTGATGCTGATACTGTTTGAAGAAGAACCGCAGCACCAGTAGCCCCATCTTGGGTTGACTTTACTATTAAGCCTTTGAAACCTGCAGTGGTATCAATCTCTGCATCTCCAGCCCCAGCATTAAAAATTTGCCCACCAATGGTTACAGCTCCACCAAGAGTAAAGGCAGGCATAGTCAAGCCAGTTGTAGCGATTGTCCCGTTGATGGTTGGGGATGTTAAAGTAAGTCCAGCTAAAGTAGCACTCCATACAGGAAGGCCACCAACCACATGAAGGACAGTGTTGGCAGCCCCAATAGCAAGCCTTGATAACTGAGCAGCAGAGGTGGCAATCAGCATATCGCCTTGTGCTTGAGAATTGAAGATATGCTCGCTTATAGCTTCATATTCATCCTCAGTAATTCTCCCAGCAACTGCATCAGCATGTCTAAATTCATTCATGTTTACCTCCTTAAATATGAACTCCAGTCCTAAGTCTGATTGACTCAACTAAGGGCATACCAAGAGCTTCTACCAATACCCGTTCATCAAGATAGACTCGGATATCGGCAGTTCTACTACCTCCTATTCCCAGCCTTTCCAGTGTGCCTCTATCCAAGGGTATGATTGCCTCTGGTACTTTCTCAGCTACCATAACTGGCATTTGGCGCATAGCAATACCGCCATGTTGTGCCATTGGAATTTCTGTTAGTGGTTGCCCCGCTTCACCTAGCCAGCCTGCCACGTCAGGTGTTGGAACACCTTTTCTAACTATCCCAATACCAAAAAGACCCATCAACCAATCCCAGAAGGCTTTGAGATACCCCCACATTTCAAGTACATAATTTATCACAGTCTGAATGGTATTCTGTATTACTTGTCCGACTCTCTTGAAAGTATTGCCTACTGCTTCCCATGCTCCACTCATTGCAGCAGTTACCATGTCCCAGTTTTGCCATAGAACAATACCAATGGCAATAAGAGCCAATACTGCTGCAATAATCAACCCGATAGGATTAGCTAATAAAGCAGCATTCCATAACCATTGCGCTGCTGTCATTAACCCAATACGTCCAGTTAATAAAGTTATGGCTGCTTGAATTCCAGGCATAAGAAGTAAAAGCGAACCCATAGCAATCAATAAGAACCCCAATGCCCCAGTAGCGAGAACGATTAACCTTGTTAATTCGGGATGCTCTTGCGCCCAAGCAGAAATGCCAGATATGACATCTTTCACTTTTCCAATAAGGGGAATAAGTATTGGGATTAACTGCTCGGCTATTACCATCTTCACCCCTGATGTAGCCTCATTCACCCTATGCATAGCATCGGTCAACTCTTCTGCTTTCTTTGCTGCTTCCTGGTCAAAGACAATACCGAGGTCGTGAGCCTCTTGGCGGAGGGTAGCCATAGCTTCAGCACCCTCATCAAACATGGGTATCAAATCCATACCAGCCCTGCCGAATATGCCTTGAGCTACATTCGCTCTAACTAAGGGGTCTTCTATGTCGGCGATAGCCTGCCCTAGTTTCAGGAATGCCTCTTCTGGAGACAAACCTTCAAGCTCTTCAACTGATATACCGAGCTTGTCAAAATCCCTTATAGTTTCCGTCAGACCATCCTGGGCATCTCCAATAGCTGTAGACATTCGCTTAGTGGCTTTCTCCAGTCCTTCAAGGCTAGTGCCACTGATTTCCGCAACATGCCTTAATTCAGAAAGAGCTTCAGTAGAAAAGCCAGTCTTTCTTGCTAATTTAGCGACCTCATCGCCCATCTCGGCAAAGGTTTTAATAGACAAAGCGCCGGCAGCTACAATAGCCCCACCAGCAGCTACCATACCTAAACCGATAGCCTTCTGGTGCTTCTTTATGCTAGCCCCAATGCCCTGCATTCCTTTGTCCAGGTCTTTTGTATCTACACCTAATTTTAGGATGGCATCGCCTACGGATATACTCAATTTATTATCTCCTTACGATTAGTGTTGCAATCTATCACTGGAGTATAAACCAGGTCATCCACATGCTGGTAAAAATGGTTATGTAGGTCAGCATATTTTAGTTTGGGAAAAGGCTAAACGTATCAAGTTTTTGGAAGATGAAATAAGGAAGTTAAAATAGTGACTAACTGCCATCTATTTCTTTACCACCTTTACCTTGCTGCCCATTGTCCTTAAATTATCAAATTGTCTGATAACATCATCAGGTTGTGAATATTCAGGTTTGCCCTTGGTGGCTTGATTTTCCTGTTTCTTCCTCTCAACCAATTTCTCCACCATGAGGTCTAATAATTCATCAGTCCAGTTATTCGCGATGTAGTCAGGAGTTATATGCCATTCGGCCAGCATAAACTCAAATGCACCACCTATCGAGAAGTGGTTTTCGGAACCTCCAGCATCCTCATCATCGCTTCTGGTAGTGCTTCCGCTAAAGGGAAGGCTATCTTTATCACCTCCGCAAAAGCATCCCTCAATTCGGCGTCAGTGGCTACCCCTTCAATCTCTTCCCTGTTCAAGTCCTTAGCATAATCAAAGAAGAGGCTAGCAACCTGGTCCGGTATAGTAACAAGTAATTGAGTCAATGCTTCCCCAAAGCCTTTTGTGTCATCCGTAGTTATATTTACCAATTCGGGGAGTGGCGCAATTAGTTTGATTACTTTCTGCCGCCACTCCCTTGAATCACGGATAACAAGGGGGCAGATTTCATATTCTCGCCCCCCCAGAATTACCTTTATACCAGCTTGAACGATTTTATCTTCTTCGGTTCTCTCCATAAGAAACTCCTTTTTTATTTTGTTTATGCATAGGTTATATTGACAACATCTGCACCAGATACGCCTTGATAGGCTTTGAAGGTAGCAGCAATTTTTGTCTTTTCACCCTTCTTGTATTCCAATGTTACTGTGCCAACAGGATTAGCATAGGGTATATAGATAGTACAAGTTAATCCACCAGGAGCACTACCCACAAATCTGAGAGCCATATTCCTCATGGCACCAGCGCCAAGGTCTACAATTCCAGCACCACCCGTCAATGCACCTGCCATTACATTCTCAATATTGGTAAGTAAATCTTCAGCACAGATAACAGTTAGTGTTGCCTCTTCTTTGGTGATAACCCGATCTATTGCAAAAGTTTCCTCTTCCACTCCAATATCTGCAATATCAGCTGTGTATTCAAAAGTTACACCCTCTTCTGTATAACCAAATTCAGTTGTCACACTAGCTGATGCCGTGCCTGGAGTAGTGTGGTAGTATAGAGTTCCTGTTCCTACCCTAACATTTGCTACAACATTTGCCATTTCCCTTTCCTCCTAAAATTTATTTACTCTGATACCCTAACTGCTAGATAGATGTCGGTCACTAGACCACTAGCAGCGGGTTTGAACCAAACTTTGCCATCTGTGTTATTGAAAAGATGTGGCTTCCAGGGACCGAAGATGGATGTCCCGCTAGATGTTGGTGTTGGTGTGAGAGATTCAGTGCGACCATATTGGTTTGATATAGCCGTGAAAGTGAGTTGTTTTGCCGCCGCTCCACAGACACATACCAGAACAGTTTTACCATCATTCGGGATTTTGAAGTAATCCGAACCTGCTGCATTTCCCAGTCTTTTACTGGTATGGGCTGCTACATCCAGCACACCATCCTTATCCGCATCCACTACCACGAAAGTTATAACTGCCATATTTTCACCTCCTTGAAATTATTTAGCTCGGATTTGCTACTTTTACAGCGACAAATTTAATAGTCGCCGTGGCTGCATTGCTTGGAATAAAACGAATACGCCCAGCAGATGTATTCCAGAGAAGGGGCAGGAATGGTCCCATAAGCCCCACTTTACCTAAAGCCACTATTGGAGAATTGGTCTCGGTTCTCCCATCTGGGTCAGCTACTGCCTGAAAGACTTGAGTTGAACTCAAAGCACCATCAGCATTGCTAACAATCAAAATGGTTCGCCCATCATTAGCAAACTCTACTCCATTGGCATAAGTAGCACTATCCCAAACTACCGCTGCAGTTACCAAGTCAAGCAACGCTGCCGGGCCCGCCTTTGTCGCATCCACAACTGTCAATTGTTGCCACGCCATAATTCACCTCCTATATCACTTAAATTCGCCTAGATTTCAATTCTAGTGCGTTAGAGCATAGGCTATTCAGCCCGTATCATAATGCTGAAAAAAGTAAGGATTCTAAAATAATTTGGCACTAACTCATCCACGAGGTCCTGCCCCTGTACCTCTTCTATGGCACTCATAATGCGGTATGACCATATAATCGGGAACACAAGAGGGAACGGATAGGAGATTATCTGATTCTGTATACCCTGTAAATTATCATATAAGGCACGGTAAACCTGTCTGGCTATAGTAAAGCCAGATGTTACCACCCCTGCTACTTCTGTATCTTTTGCCCAACAGTCAAATTGAACTGAAGGAGTTATTAGCCCTGGGATATATGGAGTTGAAGTTCCCCCTCTGGAAAAGAAACTGACCGCTGGGAGGGTGGCATTTTCGGGTAGTCGAGGGCAATATATCCTAGTACCCACTAAAGCTGTCAAGGTTGTGCAGGTATCTAAATACGCTTTTATAATTGAGTTGGTATCTGCTATAGCCATTATCCTAAGTGTGCCTTTATATTATTGGGTAGATTCTTTATGTTCATATCTAGGGCTGGCTTGAAGTAAGGGCGGGGATTCGGTCTTTTCCCATGACCTATTTCCAACCAACCACCATACCCTGAAGTTGAATAGACAGCGCCTTCTAACTTGCTATCATCTACAACTCGTTCTGGTTCAGCATCTTCACCTTGCTGAACTGTTCCCATACCTGATACTTCAGAAGCTATTGACCTAGCGTTGTGCCCTGTTAGCCATGCCCCAACAGCCTTGGCATTTTTAATAGCACCACCATGGATTTCAACTACTGTATCTCTCATACCAAGTTGAGTAGCTTTCTTTACTTTATCCTCCACTTCCTTGGTCTTGATATTGACTTTCCAATCGGT